AGCCATTTGCAAAACCAGGTTTACATCTATGCTTTTCATCTGACCTTATACCCAAAGCGTTGTGCCACTTCTTCCAACCAAGACTTCTTAAATACTTAGATGTCGTATCTCTTTTAAGGCTACCCGTACAAAACCTAGACATAGGATTAGGTAATCTGTTGTGCTTATTTATTAATTTATCAAACGGTTCACCCTTACGACTTGCGTTGTCGTAGCGAACAATTTTAAATACATGTTTGTTTTCTTCGTTCAAATCATATTCTAACCAGGTAATTTTTACATCCCATTTTTGCGAACAATTATTTACGAAGTCTAATGTCTGTGGCATTTCACGACCAGTGTTTTGAAAGCAAACCAAGGCATTATCAGGTAATCCATTGTTAGCTTCCAATATATGATGAAGCATAAAGGCACTGGTTCTACCTCCACTAAAGGATATGCAGACGTTATTGTCTGGAAGTTTATAAGTTTTCTGTTGCTGTTCTTGCATCATATTCGCCTCTACTCATGTCTCCGTCTACAATACCAAGCCATTTACGACCACCTGACCTAGAAAAAGCATACTTGGATATTCTAACTTCATTCAATAATTCTCTGACTAATCCATCAATTGTTCGCTGTGTTGCGTTCTCTAAAACTTTAGGAGCATCAGAATCTGCTGCCATTCTTTGCAATATTGCATCAGCTCCCGATTGTTGTGTTAACGCTCTACCCTCACGCTCACATAAAGCAATCCAAGAAAACAAAGCGTCTTTCTTGATTTCTCTATTACTACCCGAATGCAATCTTGCTATGTCTTCAGACCGATCTTCTAATAATCCAGTTAGTGTATCACGAATAAAATGACGTATATCACGCCTTGCAGGTCCATTTGATTTAACAACTGCACCATCAAAGCATCTGTTTCTTTGGTATTCGATACCTAAATCTTGACAACGCCTACGACCTGTCGGCTCATCAACTTGCCATATTGTAAAAGCACAACGAACACCATCAACTAATGCTGACGTACCTCGTATCATATTCCTTGCTTGTTCAGGTGTTGATACAACTGCATCATCTTTAATCTTTGTCATGTGATGACACATGATAACTGAAGCACCCGTTTCTGTAGCTATCTTTGCAAGAAGTCCAGTTAATGCGGCTCCTGCCGCTGGATCGGAGTTTACATCTGCATGAACAAATGATGCCAACGGATCAAACACAATTAACTTTAAATCACTCATCTGTAGTATTTGTGCATATATCTTTTCAAACTCATCGCTAGTCCTATAGCCATCATGTGTATCTTGAAGTATAGGAAACACACCACCAACATTCGGCAAAGACACAACTCGTAGTTCATGTTCATAGTTAAACCTAGAATTGTTCGCATCTAAGCGTTCAATTCTTCTGTGCATTTCACCTTCATCATCCTCTGCTGTAAAGATAATAGCATTACCAAACTCGGTAATATTACCACCGAAAGATGCAGATAAGGGCTGACCACTTGCTACTTTCATAGCCAAGTCCAAAGTCATCATACCTTTTCCAGCATCACCAGACGCAGAAAATATTATAGGTACAGCCAATGGTAGTGTTTCACCAATCAGAAACTTCTGTTCAGGTGCTTTGCCCTCAAACCTATCTATTAACAAACTGCTATCTAATAAATTTATGTTTCGTTTAACATGCTTAACTGTTGCACTAAGAAACTGACCTATATCAAAACTTTCTGCTATGGCATCGGCTGCATCCCATCTTTCAGGTTTACCTAAAGGTGGTGTAAGCATTGTTACTGACCTTGCACCTGCATTCATAGCTAAGTCTTGTACGAGTTCAGCTACCTTTTTACCTGCATTATCGTTGTCGGGCCATATGATTAATTCTTTGCCATGCAACGGAGAGAAGTCAAACTGACTAGATGATTTACGAGACAGCATTCCAGCACCACCCATAGTACATGTAGCTGTAAATCCCATCTCATTAAGAGCATCAGCACATTTCTCGCCCTCAACCCATATGATTTTATCTGAAGCAGAAATGTTCGGTATATTATATAACGGTCTGACATCAGGCATCTTAGGATAAGGATTAGTTCCAGTGAACTGACGAAACTCTTTCTTAGGCTTACCATGATCGTCCATTACTGGATTGCCTGCACCATCTCTCATATTGTATCGTCTGACCATACATATGACTTCGCCATCTAAACTAAGATATGAATGCTCACTATCAAATGGTGTGTTGATGTTTATCTGTTGTCTTAATGACTTGTTAATTATGGAATCAATCGGAGGAGCAGCGTTTTCATCTCTAAGAAATCTAGGAGTGTCTTCTAAATAATCAGCAAAAAATTCTTTTATTTCGGGTAGCTTCATATTACGACCCTCCATCAATATCTTTACAATACCTCCAACACCACTTGATCCGTTGAAATCATTACCTTTCATAAACCAAGGCGATCTTGGATTAATATCTATCTTTAAAGATTTTCCAGGTTCTCCATTTAAAGAGCCAATATTAAACTCATCACCTCTAACAACACCATTAGGATAAGTGTCTCTTAAAACATCAATCTGCGTTTGTGAAGGAACTTTCTGACTTATTAATTCTACTAATTCTCTTGCATTCAAATCACGATTGGTATTGCCAAATCTTACTATACTCATTATACTATCCCTACCTTCATTGGCTGAAGTTATAGGCGACATTTGTTTCTCTACTTTGTGTCGCCTATTTTTAACTCCAACAAGTCTCCTTATAATTACACCACTTACAATCAAACATTTCTTTTGATTGAGTTATCCGTGGCAACATCTCACCAGCTTTTGTAGCTTGTAATATATTAACTGCCTTGTCACTAATCTCTTGAGCGAGAAACTTATCAAAAGGAACGAGTTCATAATATATTTCGCTAGTATTTTTATTAACTACAGTAAACAAACATGGATGTTCTGTTAGTTCCATATACGCCTGATACAAAGCTATTTGAGCTGCATATATAGGATTAGTTTTAGCCATACCTTTAGACTGAAACTCTTTAAACTTTCTATCATTAGCTGACTTGTTCTCCCATAAAGACGGATAGCCCATACCAACAGGGCCTCCACAAATAACACCATCTATATGACCTCTTATCTGTCCTTCAGATATAGAAAAACCATATTGATCTCCATTTTTCTTTTCGGTTCTCAAATCAAATCCTGCTTGCTTTAACCAATTAGCCATACTGTCTTCTATTTCGTGACCAAATTGAAATATTCTTAATGTTTGTGGGCTAAAGTGTCTATCTTTATCAACTTCCTGACCCATATAAGTGTATTGTATTTTTCTTGAACACTTCTCTCCAAGTGAAGACCCCCCCAAATATGTTCGTCTTGGGATACTATCTGACTTTTCTTTAATCGTTTTGTCAACAAAATCTGCTATCTGTTCTTCAAAACGGTATGTCTTCAAGTCCTTCTGGTTGCCTGATTGGACCGAAGTATTTAATATGAGATTGTGTAACATAGTCGCAGACAAACTCATTTTCTATCTCCCTTGATGATTGTATGACTGATATTAAAGCCACCATTTGTTCTTCTGTCAAATCGCATAATTTTTTCTCCCAACCTATTTTATTAAATACTTTAGCTGCATTCTTTAATGAATTGTCTTCGTTATTGGCTGTATCCATCTACTTTCTCCGTCATCTAAATCTTCATGTGAATAAAAATCTAATTTAAATAATTCATCGTGACCAAACATCACTTTGCAATAACCCCCTAATATTTCATAATCTAATTCTTCCATAACATTTTCCATAGCTTCCGTTACTTTATTCATTAATTCATGTTCACTATCTATATTAGATGTATGCAAAAACATTGATCCATCAACAACATCTTGAATACCAACATCATTAGATATGTTTATTTTATAATTGAGTGTTATTCTTTGCATCTTTTCCCTCTGCCCATAAAGCACCATAACCAATTACATCTATAGGATTATCAATATTTTTTGGATTTTGTGAATCTCTTACTAATTTACCGACCATAAAAAATTTATACATATCTTCAAATGTAAGATCTGATTTTAACTTATGTCTCCACAATACGTTCATAATTTTAGCTATTGATTCATGTGTATCTTTAGCATCACCATGTGTTCTTGCCCTAGCACCATTAATCAATTGTTCTGCTTTTTTTAATGCCTCACTACGATTCATTATTATCTCCTATGCTTTTAATTTTATTATCTATATCTTTCTTATTCCACAAATAATTTAACCAACAAGCAGCTTTATATTTGTTCCAACTAAAATCCATAACCCTAACTGTTATACCACAATTTTTTAATGCTTGTGTTTGTTTAGGTGTAACAGCTTCATTCAACCATCTCTTGCCTTTTCTTGCACCATCACTATCCTCAATCTCTCTTAGGAAGTCATCAGCAGATGCTATAGCTTGTTCCTTAGTGCCAACACTAACTACCCTTAATCGTCCATTAGAACGCTTTACAAGGGCTATAGACACATCATCTAAGTGTGCAACTAACCCAAAGCCATTAAATCCACTAGCACTCATACAGCGTCCATTATCAAATAGATCAACCCAACGATAAGGCGATCTATCCATAAGGTCAACTTCGGTCATAATGAAGTCTTCTAATACTTCTTTATCTTGTTTGCCGAACTCATATCCACATAAAGGACATTCACGAGATGATAAAGGTACAATTGACTCGCATTGTGGACATATTTTTTCAGGAGCAGCACCTGTTCCTCGAGCCTCTGAACCTTCTAAATCAACTGTTTCATCTAACGATCCATGTGTAAGTACACTTGTTCCAAAGTCTAAAACTATACAATCTTTTTTAATAATTCCAGGGTGTTCTTCGGGGTCTATTGTTCGCAGTCCACGACCAATCATCTGCACCATTGTAGATTTGTATGAGCATGGTCTTGTTAAAACAATGCAACTAACTGGTGGAGCGTCAAACCCCTCTGTAAGCACAGCAACATTAACAACCACCTGAACATCTCCATGTTCTAAATCATGTAGTATCTGCTTTCTTTCTTCGCTTGGAGTATCACCCGTAAGCAATTCAGCTCTAATGTTAGCTCTACGATACTCATCACAAACATCTTGAGCGTGTATAATAGTAGAGCAGAAAACAACTGTTTTTCTATCAATAGCTTTCTCTTGCCATTCTTGAACAATACGCTCATTAATGGCTCGTTTATTCATAATACGCTCAACTTCACCCATATCAAAATCAGATATAGTTTTGCGAACATTTTCTAATTCTTGTCTGACACCAACATCAACGACAAATGTCTTTGGTGGTACGAGAAAACCCTCACGAATTAATGTAGTTATTTCTATTTGATGCGAACAATTATTAAATATGCTGCGTAAACCTTTTCTATCTCCACGATTAGGAGTCGCTGTAAAGCCAACAATCTCAACTGAATTGTTAGCTTCTTTAACTCTATCAATAATTCTTGTATATGTTTCTGCTATTGCATGATGGCT